CCTTCGATTTCCCCTTACGGGGAAGGTAACCTAACTTGGGAAGAAAAGGCTTTACGTCAGGCGCGGTTTTAAGCAGCCGTTCAAATTTTGAATGGATGCTTTGCCACGTTGCCAACAAAGATTTTTCTTTGTCGGTGACAGCATTTTTTACCAAGGGGATACCCTTGTACTCCTTCTTCGCCACGGTCCACTGTTGAAACAGTGTAGCGTACTCGGAGGAGGAGGCGGGGGGGAGAGGCTTTGTTTGCTTCTTAACCCAGTCCCCGTAGGTCGCGCCGGAAACTAACCCGGCGTCAACCTCCTGGAGGAAAGAGTCCCCCCTCAAAGCGAACCCCCTTAAGATCCAATGGGGGATCATCTGGCCCTTCTCGAGCTTAAATCGCTCGCGAAGGCTCTGACGCTGAGACTGGGTTACACCCAGTGTCTGCCATAAGGGCTGGCCAGCATGAATCCCCTGAATCTTAAGGGGGTTCGGCTTTTCAGTGCCGGCAACTGCGGGAGCAGGGGCAGCTGGTGCCACAACCTTGACCTTTTTAGCCTTTTTTGGCTTCTTGGTCTTAGGTGTAGTACTAACCGCCTCGGCAACCGCAGCTGTCAGCACGGCTGCTGCCTTCTTTGCGGCCTTCCCAGCTTTCTCCTTCACCGCCTTAACAGGCGTAGGAGGAGGAGTTGGGGTGGTCGCTGGAGGGCGAGCTACCTCATCCAGTTGGTCCCTAATAGGTTCCAAGCTAGCGTTGAGTTGAGCAAGGCGTTCTGCCAGCTCCTCACTCCGCTTAATAAGCGGGGCGAGGTCAGGCTGAGCGGGTCTGCCTTCGTACTCTCCGTTAGCTATTCCAGCCTTCATCGAGGCAATAGTTTCTTCCACGACGGATTTTTCCTCCGTGAAAGAACGAATTGCCAAGAGTTTGGCGGAATCTGGATGTGGCTCCTTATAGGCGGGATTTTTCTCCCGCTTACCTTCCCGCGGTGCCTTCGGTGCCGGCTTTGCAACCGGTACCGGGGGAACCTTAGGTTTAGGAGGAGCCTTAATTAACCCTTTGGCCTGAAGAACCTGGTCAAAGGAAGCCGTAGGGGTAACCCCCTTTGGCTTATCCGTATAAGGGATATGTACTCCGTGTGCTACATTGTAGGACCGGATTACAATTTTCCAGGGCGAAATGAAGTAAGCTAATTGCTTATCCTTCCTTGCCTTGAATTCCCACGTATGCGGAATTGGGGAGGGGGCTTTAGCCCCCTCAACCCATGATTGGGCGGGTGCCTGGGTCATAAATGACTTAGGGACCTTGCCCAACCTGCGGACCGCATAAAGGAAGACAGTTAAGTCATCCTTTAATGACACAAAAGGTCCAGCAGGGCCCTCATAAACTAGAGGGCATCGCCACTCATACTCAGGCGCGCGTTTTAGCTTAACAACAAGCTCACAAGTTGTGAGCAAGTAATTAGCTTTTTCGCGCGCAGCCTTAATCCCTTGGATTTTGGACTGTAGAGCAGCGATTTGTTCATCCAGTTTCTCGGATGCTATCACACTAACCAAAGAGTTTTGTGAGATAGGGGTCCTTGACAGATTTAGCTTAGCTATTTCTGCCTCGGGCCCGGCCAACTGGTCCTGATA